AATACAAGAAGAAGAAAACATACTTGATGGTAAAGAAGTTGAAAAAAGCAATAAAGTATTTAAAGGCTTTGCTGAAGGTAGATCAAGATGAGTTACGAACAAACATTAGTTAAAATAATAGAACCTATTAAACGTACGACTTTAACTCGTATGAATAGAGGTAAAAAATGGAAATATGGATATAATAAAGAAAACGATATTATCGTTATATCAAAAACTGGAACAATTGGCGAAGTCATTGAAGTGCAAGGTTTACGAATTGCGTTACCAAAGATGCCAGCCAACGTGCACGTGCATGCCAAACGCAAGTGGCAAAAGCTAGAATATCCTAAAGAATTATCTAAACTAAAAAATATATTTGATTGGCGTAGTTATCCTGAAGAAGCTAAAGATAAGTGGTATGATTATATAGATGAAGAGTTTAAACGTAGAGATGAAGGCTTTTGGTTTAACAACAATGGCAAAGCAACATATATAACAGGTAGTCACTACATGTATTTACAGTGGAGTAAAATAGATGTAGGCGCACCAGACTTTAGAGAAGCTAATAGAATATTTTATATATTTTGGGAAGCTTGCAAGGCTGATAACAGATGTTATGGTATGTGCTATTTAAAAAATAGACGTTCTGGTTTTTCGTTTATGTCATCAGCTGAAACAGTCAACTTAGCTACTATATCAAGTGATAGCAGGTATGGTATATTATCAAAAAGTGGTGCAGATGCAAAGAAAATGTTTACAGACAAAGTTGTACCAATATCTGTCAATTATCCGTTTTTCTTTAAACCGATACAAGACGGTATGGACAGACCTAAGTCTGAGCTTGCTTATCGTGTTCCTGCAAGTAAGTTCACGCGTAAAAAGATTACTGCAAACGAACAGCAGGAAGACTTGGTTGGACTTGATACTACTATTGACTGGAAAAATACAGGTGATAACAGTTACGACGGAGAAAAGCTTAGCTTGTTAGTTCATGATGAAAGTGGTAAATGGGAAAGACCAGACAATATATTAAATAACTGGCGAGTTACAAAAACTTGTTTAAGGTTAGGTAGTAGAATAGTAGGTAAGTGCATGATGGGTAGCACAAGCAACTCTCTTGACAAAGGAGGTGATAACTTTAAAAAACTATACAATGACTCAGATGTATCAAGACGAAATCGTAATGGACAAACAAAGTCTGGCTTATATTCTCTCTTTATCCCAATGGAGTGGAACTACGAAGGATTTATTGATGAATATGGAAATCCAGTCTTTGATAATCCAGATAATGATGTCTACGGACCACACGGAGAATTAATAGATTATGGTATTGTAGATCACTGGCAAAACGAAGCTGATGGTTTAAAAAACGATCAAGATGCTTTAAATGAATTTTACAGACAGTTTCCAAGAACTGAAGAACACGCATTTAGAGATGAAGCAAAAAATAGTATATTTAATTTAGTTAGAATATACGAACAAATAGATTATAATGAAGAAGTAAAGCCACCACTAAGTGTTGGTAATTTTCAATGGGTTAATGGCGTAAAAGATACTCAAGTAATATTTTATCCAGATCCAAAAGGTAGATTTAACATAAGCTGGGTACCACCTAGTAATTTACAAAATAGAATAGCAATAAAAAATGGCGCGAAATATCCTGGCAACGATCATTTGGGTGCTTTTGGTTGTGATAGCTACGACATTAGTGGCACGGTAGACGGTAAAGGCTCAAAAGGATCTTTACATGGTCTTACAAAATTTAGCATGGAAGACGCTCCGCCAAATCACTTTTTTTTAGAATATATAGCTCGACCTCAAACAGCTGATATATTTTTTGAAGATGTATTAATGGCGTTAGTATTTTATGGTATGCCGTTGCTTGCAGAAAATAATAAACCAAGATTATTGTACTATTTAAGACGTAGAGGTTATAGAGGTTACAGTATGAATAGACCTGATAGAATATGGAATAAGCTTTCAACAGCAGAAAAAGAGATAGGCGGTATACCAAATTCAAGTGAAGATATTAAGCAAGCGCACGCTGCAGCTATAGAAATGTATATACAAGGCCATGTTGGCCAAATGCAAACTGGTAGTTACGGCAGTATGAACTTTAATAGAACTTTAAACGATTGGGCTAAGTTTGATATAAATAGTCGTACTAAATTTGATGCTTCTATAAGCAGTGGATTAGCAATAATGGCTTGCAACAGGCATTTATATAAACCTAATCCAAATACAAAAAAACAAAAATTAAACATAAATATAGCTAAGTATAATAACAAAGGCTATAGTTCTAAAATAATAAAATAAATATATGGCAGAGTCTGTTATAAAAACTTATTTTCCAAGTCAAGTAGTAAGTGACGCTGAAAAAATAAGTTATGATTATGGTTTAAAAGTAGCTAAAGCTATTGAGACTGAGTGGTTTTATAATGACTACAATCAGACAAGATACACTACTAATAAAAACAATTATCATAATTTAAGGTTATACGCTAGAGGCGAACAATCAATAGAAAAATACAAAGATGAGTTATCTATTAATGGTGATTTATCTTATTTAAATTTAGACTGGAAGCCAGTACCTATTATACCAAAGTTTGTTGATATAGTTGTAAATGGTATTGCAGAACGTACTTATGATATAAAAGCTTATTCACAAGATCCTTTTGGAGTTCAAGAAAGAACTGAATACATGCAGTCTATTATAAATGACATGCAACTTAAAGACTTTGATGAGTTTGCTAATAAAGAGTTAGGTTTTAATACTAGAGAATCAAATATACAAGAGCTGCCAGAAACAAATGAAGAGTTGCAGCTTCACATGCAAATAACTTATAAGCAAGCTGTTGAGTTAGCAGAAGAACAAGCTTTAAAAGTTTTAATGGAAGGTAATAATTACGAGTTAATTAAAAAACGTTTTTATTATGACTTAACAGTTTTAGGTATTGGTGCTGTAAAAACAAACTTTAACACTTCAGAAGGTGTTACTATTGATTATGTTGATCCAGCAGATTTAGTTTACTCATATACAGAGTCGCCTTATTTTGAAGACATATATTATGTAGGTGAAGTAAAAGCTATACCAGTAAACGAATTAGTAAAACAATTTCCTTTTTTAACACAAGAAGATTTAGAAGATATAGTTAAAAACAAAACTTATCATCAAACAAATTATGGTCAAGGAAATACTCATTATAGAGAAATAGATAATAATAAAGTTCAAGTTTTGTATTTTAATTATAAAACATATATGAACGAAGTTTACAAAGTAAAACAAGTTGGCAGTGGTGCTGAAAAAGCTATAGAAAAAGATGACACATTTGATCCACCACAAAACAAAGAAGGTAATTTTGAAAAATTACATAGAAGTATAGAAGCTTTATATGAAGGTGCTTTAATACTAGGCACTGATAAACTTTTAAAATGGGAGTTGTCTAAAAATATGATGAGACCTAAAAGCGATTATACAAAAGTAAAAATGAATTATTCTATTGTAGCACCTCGCATGTATAAAGGTAAAATTGAAAGTTTAGTAAGAAGAATAACAGGCTTTGCAGACATGATACAACTTACTCATTTAAAGCTACAACAAGTAATGGCTCGCATGATACCTGATGGTGTTTATTTAGACGCTGATGGTTTAGCTGAAATAGATTTAGGTAACGGTACAAATTATAATCCTCAAGAAGCTTTAAACATGTTCTTTCAAACAGGTTCTGTAATTGGTAGATCATTTACGCAAGATGGTGATATAAATCCTGGTAAAGTACCTATAAAAGAAATAACTAGCGGTAGTGGTGGTAATAAAATTAACGCGCTTATAACTAATTATAATTACTACATGCAAATGATACGTGATGTAACTGGTTTAAATGAAGCTAGAGATGGTAGTACACCTGATAAAAACGCTTTAGTAGGTGTTCAAAAATTAGCTGCTGCTAACAGCAATACAGCTACAAGACATATACTACAGTCTGGTTTGTTTTTAACTTCTGAAATAGCAGAGCAATTATCATTAAGAATATCTGATATAATAGAATACTCACCAACGAAAGAAGCTTTTATACAAGCCATAGGCGTTCATAACGTAGCTACGTTAGAAGAAATATCTAGTTTATATTTATACGATTTTGGTATATTTATAGAGTTGTCACCTGATGAAGAAGAAAAAGCTAGGCTTGAAAACAACATACAACAAGCTTTAGCTCAACAAAGTATTAATTTAGAAGATGCAATTGATATTAGAGAAATAAAAAATGTTAAGTTAGCAAATCAACTTTTAAAAATACGTAGAAAAAAGAAAGCTGATTTAGACAGACGTATGCAGTTAGAAAACATACAAGCTCAAACACAGTCTAATGCACAAGCAGCCCAAGCAGCAGCGCAAGCTGAAGTTCAAAAACAACAAGCTTTAATGCAATCAAAAGCTCAACTTGAACAAATAAAAACTCAAATGGAAACTCAAAAAATGCAACAAGAAGTAGCGTTTAAAAAAGAATTAATGGCTTTAGAGTTTCAATATAATATGCAGCTTAAAGGTATAGAAACTTCAGGTATGCAAAAAAGAGAAAAACTAAAAGAAGATAGAAAAGATGAAAGAACTAAAATACAAGCTACTCAACAATCAGAGCTTATAGAACAAAGAAAAACAGGTAAACCGCCTAAAAACTTTGAGTCTGCAAGTAATGATATACTTGATGGTAACTTTGATTTAGGTTCTTTTGATCCTAGTTAAAATTTATTAATTATTATTATATTATATTATGGAAGAAAACAAAGAAAACGTAGTTGAAGAAACTACACAAGAAACTGTACAAACAGTTGATGAAACAAAATTTGAAAGTGCTGGTGATGACAGCATTTTAAAAGTAGATTTAAGTAAACCACCAAAAACAAAAGAAGATGCCGTTCAGAAGCAAAGCACAGATGAGGTTCCTGTACGCGACGAATCCGAAACTAGCGGAGAAGTTCAGGAAAAAGACGAAAAAGTCGTTGAAGAAGTTACCGGAGAAGTTAAAGAAGAAGTCTCCGAAGAAGTTTCTGATGAGCAACCCGTTATTGAAGAAGTAACAGAAGAACAAGTTGAGGAAAAAGTTGAAGAGCTAGTTGAAGAAACTAAAGAAGCTATAGCTGAAGCTCAAGAAACAGGTAAAGCATTACCAGATAATATACAAAAACTTGTTGACTTTATGGAAGAAACAGGTGGTGATATAAATGACTACGTTAGATTAAATCAAGATTATACAAAGTTTGATGATGACTCTTTATTAAGAGAATATTACAGACAAACTAAAAAACATCTAACAGAAGAAGAAATTAATTTTATGATGGAAGACTCTTTTTCTTATGACGAAGAAGAAGAAACTGAAAGAGAAATAAAAAGAAAAAAATTAGCGTTAAAAGAGCAAGTTGCCAGCGCTAGAGCCCACTTAGACGGGCAAAAGTCTAAATACTATGAAGAAATTA